AAAAGAAAGCGCCAAATACGAGGATTTTATAACTAAAAGTTCTTTATATCAAAAACAAACTTCTAATAATGCTAGGGCTTATTTATTATTATCATCCTTACCATTCACCACTTTCAAAAAAGGGGTTTTAGATAAGGCGTTCCCCAATAAAAAATATGTTGGTGCAAGGATAATTGATTTACCAGAATACTACATACTTTTTATTGGTTCTATTTTATGGAGATGGAAACAAATTAATGACCCAATAGATTTTAATGTAAAATTAGGTACTACAGATAAAGATTATAGTGATTTTGCCACACCTAAAAATCAGTATTTAACTAAAATGGGGGCATTAGCAACTGGAATGTCAAAAGATAAAGATTTAGTAATTGAGTCAGAATTAACATCGTTACCCGATCATGAACAAAATAGATTCATTAATTATTTTGAGAATTGGGTTAGTGGTAATCGATTTAATAACACATTAAGTGGTCTTTTTGAAACAGAAATGTCTACATATAGGGGTGATAATAGTGTTGATAGTAATATAAAGGAGAATGCTGCGAATAGTATTCTAAAAAAATTAAAAAAACCTTTTAGTTTGATTATTTTAGCACCTGCCATTTTTGATGGTGGACTAAAGAACGGTTAATAGTGAAATAACAAAAGAAGAAGAAGAAAAAAAAGAAAAAGATGTAGAATCTTTAAAATTATCAATTTATAACTACTTCAAAAACGTAAACAACAAATGGGTTTCTGATACAGAAAAACCATTTAATATCTGTGGTGGAAATACCAAAAATCTAAAAGATTATTTTAAATTTATTGATAGTGGTTGGGGTGATATTGGTGATAAAGCAACTTTAAATCTTAAGAGTTTTTTAAGTTTAGGGAATAATTGGGATACTTCTGTTTATATTTTCATTGCAAAAGTGTTAAGAGATTCTAATTTTTTATTACAAATTTTACCAAATTATGTAAATTTTAAAGACGCTAAGGAAGTTGCTAAAATGTTTAAACCCTTAACTATAGTTGAAGAAAATTCATCTAGTGGACCAATTTATTGTTGTATGTATATAGGGGGAGTTTCACAATCGTTAAATATTGGTGAAAAAAGTAATTACTATTATAAAGATGATGGGTTCAGGTTTAAAACTGGTGAAATACCTAATGTAATATCTAATGGGGATACTGTAAAAGATGCAGATGGAGAAAATTATTCTTTAGTTGCTTTTAGAGTGGCTTTTGGATCAGAAAACCAAAGCATATTTAACAACGTTTCATTATCTCAACAAGAACATAAAGAAACTGCTGAATATTTCAGTGTTATGGCAGATATGATAGATAAAAGAGGTGGAACCCAAAAAACATATCAAGGGACGGATCTTTTAAAAATATTTAAGGCTAGATCTTATACGTGCAAGGTAGATGGTTTAGGTTGTATGAATATCCAACCACTAATGTATTTCGATTTACAAAATGTACCATTTTTTGATGGTGCCTATATGATAACCAATGTTACACATAATATATCACCAAACCACATGACAACTAATTTTCAAGGTGTCAGACAAAGTAAATTCATAACTAAAGCCAATGAAAAATATACCACAAATTTAGATGTTAATTTTGATGAAAGTAGTGAAGTACCTTTAATTGATTTTACGAATAATTCATCCAGTAACCAAAAATATAACATTGGTGTTAGAAATGTCGAATCAGGTATAGGTACAGATGATAGTAATAGTTTTGATTATGACATTAACTTTACCCCAGCAAAACTACAAGCTATAGGAGTCCCTAAAAACATCTTACCGATTGGTCCTAATAGTGATGCTCTATTAGTCCAATTTAAAAAAATTATGACAACGGGGGATATTAAATTAATTACAAACTCTGAAGTTGTAACATTTTTAACGAATTTATTACAACAATCTAATTTTTTACAAAACAAAGAAATAGAATGGGATGATAGTAATAAATCTAGTTATATTGTTAGATTCCCCGAAGGTGACTTGAACTACCCAAACAAACCAAAGTATTATATTTCACCTAAATCGGGTGATCCAGGATATGATCCTAGTTACAGTGAAAAATATTTATCCACACAACCTAGAGGTTCGGGAGATACGTCATCTGACCCAAGCAATGTGGCATATTCACCACCCACCAACTACCCAAAACTAAGGGAATATGAGGTTAATGATGACGTAGAAAAAAAGAAATTAGTTTTGTTAACAAAACGTGTAAAAACCACTAATTCTAAGATAATAAAAAGAATTGATAAGGAAATTGAGTCATTGGATAAAATTGTAGAAAATTTAACATATTTTAATGTTTTCGAGGGGGATGATTATAGATATAAACCTAGGGGTTATTTATATATGATTGGAAGAAAACAATATTGGGATTTATATGAAAATGAAATACCATCAAGTAAAACTATATTAAAATACCCTGAAACTGCTGCAGGATCTGAGGTTCAGGCATTTAAAACCGCCTTTTTAGTTTGGACAAAATTAAAAGATAAAAATGGTAAAACTTCATATGATTATACTAGTAGAGAAAAAGTAGGTAATGATGTAGCTGGTAGATCAACCACATTTAATCAAACTATTATTTCATCACAACAATTAAATGCTAATGTTGAAGATAGTTTTAACAAATTTGAAAAGATATTAAACATTTTTGTGGGGAAAGATAGACAACCATTGATTGATTATTTCAAATCTTAATATGTTTTTTAAAATAAAATCACTATATTTGTAATTATGTATGTTGGAAATATAGTATCAAGTTTAAAAATAGAAGAAGAAAACTTTAATATTTGTAGTGATTTAGACACTATAGATAACGATTTACCTACACTAATAATAGGTTGGGATAACGCAAAAGAGTTTGTTGGTGAGAATATTTCTATACTCCATAAAAAAATAAATCAAAAATTATATTGGACATTTAATGAAAAGGAGAGAAAAGTAGATTTCGAAGTTGACTTTGAGAAGTTTAAAGAGGTATGTTTTAATACTTTTGGGGATAATATTCCATATGTTTATTTGGATATTTTACATGGAAAAAGTAAAATAAATAAAAAAATAATTAAAAAAATTCTTTCGCTGGGTGACCCAGTTATTTATATTAGTGATAAAAAAATGGTGTATATCTATGGTGAAAACATTATTTTTGGTATAGATTTAAACATAATAGAATATAGTTCCATAAAAAAAGAAAAAATACTAAACAGAATAAAAAATTTAAATAATAATGTTTTGGTAACTGATGAGATATTTAATAAATGTAAGGATTTGTTATATAAAATAAAATATAAGAACAAATTGATACCTTACATTTATAAAAATGGAGAATTCGGGTAAGAGTATAACACTAGCATCTTTTGTTTATTTAGATAAAATCGATAGCTTTAAAAAATATCTTTTCAATAGGTTTGGTATAGGAGAAGACAGTATATTTCAGTATATTTGTGATGAAAAGAATAAAAAAATATTAACTTATAGGATTTATGTTAGAGAAGGAGAAAAGGTTAATATTAACTCATTTTTCCCAACAACAATAATCGTACATAAAAAAGGAGAGTGTTTTTATACTATAAACGCGCTAAACTTATTAATTGAAAGTCTTAGTGATTATGAATCAGGCAATATTAATTATAAAGATTTTAAAATTAATTGGGATAACTATCAAAATAAAATAATTATTGTTAAACATAAGGAATTAAAAATAATGGACATAAAACGTGATTTTTCTGAATAATTTTATATTTATAATTAAAGAAGTATTATGGATAATATAGACGACACAAAAGAAAAAGATGTTCTTAAGAAAAAACTAGACAGTTTTTTGGATGTCAATGAAACAGAAGAAAAAGAGTGTGTAGGAGAAGAATGTCTAATCAATGATGGAAAAGAAATTGTTGAAAGAGTAAATAAAGTTTACAAAACCAATGACGGTAGACAATTATTAATGTAATAGAAATGGATAAGAAAAAATTATTAGCGGAAGAATTAAAAAGACACCTACAATTATTGGAATATACCTTTTATGTTCCTGAAGAAACTAATGATAGAAATGCAGATGTAAATTTGGATGATTTATTATTAGGTGGTGAGACGTATTTAACGGAACAAGACCCTGTTGGTGATGAGGTTGAAGGTGGTGAGGATGTTGCTGAAGATCCATTCGCTGCTGATGCTGGTGGAGAAACACCAGAAGGTGATGCTGGTACTGAAGATCCATTCGCAGCTGATACGGCAACACCAGAAGGTGATGCTGGTACTGAAGATCCATTCGCAGCTGATACGGGAGGAGAGACTGACCCATTTGCTGATGCAGGAGAGGGTGCTGAGGTTACAGATGAATTCGCTGATGAAGAAACCGTTGAGGTTGATGTAACTGATATTGTTGATAAAGCTGAAGAAACTAAATCTTCTGTAGAGGGGATGAGTACCAAAATGGACGATTTATTAGGTAAACTATCAGATTTAGAATCTCAAATCAGTGGTATGGATCAAGTAATAGGAAAAATTGACGATTTAGAAAAAGAAATAGAAAAAAGAAATCCTACTCCAGTTGAGAAATTAGAAATGAGATCGATGGATTCATTTCCATACAGTGTTAAATTAACTGATTTTTGGGCAGATAAAGAAGGTTATGATGCAACAGAAGGAGAAGAAGAATATACTTTAACCCAAAGTGATGTCGATAATTACGATGAAAAGGAGATAAGAAATTCTTTTAATTCTGATAATGAAGAAGATGAGGAATAGTAATTATGAAAATATCTCTAACAGAGGAAATTCATAAAATCAAAAGACTTTATACTTTTAAGAAAGGTGATACCTTATTGGTTGAACAAGGGTCAAAAACAAAATTACCTGGACCAAATTATTATGAAATACAATCGTTTTTAGAGAAAAAAACTGGTATGGATACTGGTGAACCTGGATTTGGTAATAAAACTGCAGAAGTATTAGGGATTTATTTATTTGGTGATAATAATACCATTAAAAATAAAGAAGATCTATCACAGGAACTAAATGGTTTAGGGTTTAATACAGAAGGATCTGATTTTGGTGAAAATTACGCACAATCAGTTTCAGATATCATACGTCAAGTAGAGACAAATTCTATGGATGTAAGTAAATTATTATCTAATAAAAGTACAAAATCAATTATCTTAAAATTAATAAATGGTGCAGTAACATTAAAATTACCTTACGGAGAAAAATTCAAGATTAAAGAAATAGACACAAACTCTAAAATGCCAGATATAATTAAAAATGTTGATGTTTCATATACAATAGAGGGTATCGAATTAAAAGATTATGATTTGGGTTGGAAAAATAAACATGGTGGGTTTAAAAAACATAATAACCCATTTAACCCAGTATTGGATATGGGTAATGACGAAGTTGCTGGTACTGTATGGGGAAAAGTTAATGTTGGTGGAATAAAATTTGGTTTATATGGAAATGTAGTATTAAAAATTAATATTAATAGTGGTAGTTATTTGGATATTAAAATAAAATCCATTAAACTTAGTACAAAATATAAATATTTAGATTTACTTATAGACTTCGGTTACCAATTAAAAGATAATGATGTAATAATAGTATTAGCAGTTAATTTATTTCCAGATATAGGGGTTTTAGATATAGGTAAAGGACACACTGAAACCAGATACAAATTTAATACGCCCATAGAGGAAGAGATTAAAAAAATCAAAATTCCCACAATTGATATAGGAACAAAAGAAAACCAAAACACTATTAGACCATCAGTTAATAAAAAAAATAATAGTAAAGCTCTAAATCCATTATCACGAAATAGACCAAATCCCCTACAACACAGACTCAAATCCGATTTAGATAAATAATAAAATTTTATAAATTAATTCATAATACTTATTGACTTTTTAATCTTTTATTAGTATTATTGTCTAATAAACTTTTAAAAAAATTAAAATGAGTAAAAAATTAGACGCAATTCTTTCACAGTATGAAAAAAATACTGAAAAACAAGGAAAGACAAAAATTTCTAACGAAGATAGACTTAAAAAGTACTTCACAGAAAAATTACCGAAAGGTGTAAAATCCCAAACAAAAACATTTAGAATATTACCTGGAAAAGGGGAAGAGTCCCCATTTACGGAGGCTTATTTTCATGAAAAAGAATTAAATGGTACGTGGCCAAAAACATATTGTCCTAAACTTAATGATGGTGAACATTGTCCATTATGTGAAGCTAGAGAAGCTTTATTAGAGGACGGGTCTGAAAAAGCTAAAGAATTGGCTAAAGGATTAAATCCTCGTAAATGGTACGTTGTTAAAGGTATCGATAGAGATAATGAAGATGATGGTGTTAAATTTTGGAGATTTAAACATAAGTGGACTGGAGATGGTGTAATGGATAAATTAATCCCTTTATTTAAACTAAAAGGTGATATCACAGACCCAAGAGAAGGAAGAGATATTGTAATTGTTGCTGGTAGAAATGATAAAAACCATTCTGTAGTTAATTCTATTATGTGTGATGATGTTACTTTGTTAACTGATGACACAACAAAGGCTAATGAGTGGATTGGTAATGATGAAACATATAAAGATGTTTACGCTAAGAAAACATTGGAGTATTTAGAAATTATGGCAACCAATAAAACACCTATTTGGGATTCAGAACAAAAAATCTATGTTGCTGAAGAAGATAAAGAAGAGGCTGAATCAGTTTCTTTAGAAAAAGAAATTTCATATATGTCAAATACCGATGATTCTAACGAAGATGTAGTAGTTACAGACTTAAATGATAATTCAGATACTGACGAACTCCCATTTTAATTAGATTATGGCAAAAAAACCCCTAAAGAAGAAAACGTCTGATTTTTCGTCTATAAGGAAAAAGTTCTCCTCCAAAGAGAAGTACAAAGAACAAAAGTACTTTGATTTGGGGGAATCTTTCCAAAAGGCGACAGGTTTACCTGGACCCGCTATGGGACAAATCAATATGATGTTAGGTCATTCAGACACTGGAAAGACCACCGCATTAATACAAGCCGCTGTTGATGCTCAGAAAAAAGGAATCCTACCGATATTCATTATCACCGAACAAAAATTTAGTTTTGAACATGCCAAACAAATGGGATTACAAACTGAATATGTTGAAGAAATTGACGAAGAAACTGGTGAAGTTACTGGTTATTGGGACGGGTTTTTGTTATATAAATTAGGTTTTGATTATATTGAACAAGCCTTTGATTATGTTACAGAAGTTTTAGATGGTCAAAAAAATGGTGAGATACCACACGATATATTATTTTGTTGGGATTCAATAGGTACTATACCTTGTAAAATGAGTTTTGATGGTAAAGGTGGTAATCAACATACTGCTAGAATCATCTCTGAAAAATGGGGTATGGGTATGGCACAGAGGATTACTTCATCAAGAAAAGAATCATCACCATACACTAATACAATGATTTTCGTTAACCAACCTTGGGTTTCATTACCAGATAACTCATTTGGGCAACCTAAAATTATGCCAAAAGGTGGTAATTCTATATATCTATCTTGCGCATTAGTATTCTTATTCGGAAATCAAAAAGATGCTGGAATTTCAAAACTATCTGCCACCAATAAAGGTAGAAAAGTTAACTTCGCTATTAGAACTAAGGTTGGTATACATAAAAACCATATGAATGGTTTAGGTTACGCTGATTGTAGAATATTAGCTACAACACATGGATTTATTGAGGACGATAAAAAGGCTATTGATGACTATAAATCCACACATAAAGATTATTGGGTAGAGATATTTGAAAATGTAGGAGACGATGTATTAGATTTTGTCATTGAAGATGATGAGACATTTATTGAAGCACCTGTGGATTACTCTGATGATTAATTTATTAACCCAATAAGAAATGGTCAGTGAAATTACCCAATAAGAAAAAATCCTATAGACACACTTTATTAGTTGATGGAGACTCTTTATTAAAAACCGCCTATTTTGGTGCTAAAAATCTTTACAATAAAGATGTCCACATAGGTGGAATTTTCCAATTCTTAACCATTCTTAGAAAAGTAATAAAGGAGTATCGTTTTGATAGAGTATATGTCTTTTGGGATGGAAGATTTAGTGGTAGATTAAGGTATGACTTATATAAGGAATATAAATCCAATAGGGATAAAGATTTCTATAATGAAACCCCTCCTTCTGATCCAGATTTATATATACAGAAAGAAAGGGTAATGTCTTATTGTGAAGAATTATTTATTCGACAATTCAAAGACGAGATAATAGAAGCTGATGATTCCATAGCTTACTACGTTTCTAAATTAAAAGAAGATGAAAAAGTGGTGATATTGTCTAATGATAGGGATTTGTGTCAATTAATAGATGATAGGGTAGGAATTTATGTTTTAAACTTAAGAACTATCGTTACAAAGGACAATTATCTGAGATATTTCGACCATCACCCATCCAATTTAAAGTTAATAAAAGTTATTTCTGGTGATAATAGTGACAATATAAAAGGGATACAAGGCATAAGTGAAAAAACAATAAAAAAATATTTTCCAGAAATTATTGAAAAAACTTTGACATTGGAAAATATTATTAGTAAAATTGAAACAATACAAAACGAAAGAAAAAAGAGATTGAAAACATTAGATAATATAATAAATAAAGTTACTGTTGGTGTACAGGGTGATGATATATATGATATTAACGAAAAGATAATCAATCTTAAAGAACCATTATTAACGGAATCTTCAAAAGAAGAATTAGATTACTTATTTGAAACTACTATTGATCCAGAAGATAGAGAAACTAAAAATGTAATAAAGATGATGATTGAAGATGGGTTGATGATGGCTTTACCTGGAGGAAGAGATGGTTATATAAGTTTTCTACAACCATTTTTGAGAATTATAAAAAAAGAGAAAGAATATTATTTAAAAACAAAAAAAGAGAAAGATGAAAAAAGTGTATAAAGTATTTCCGTATGAATTTTTATTTCTAATTAACGGAAACCCAATAGTCGGAAGGAATTTCCCGATTCATAGATATAATAAAGATTCCATATGTTCTATAGAATTAAAAGATACCTTAGATGATTGTGTAGACATACTTAAGAAACATTTTAAAAACAATTCATATGAATATATGTATAGGTATTATAACCCTTACTTTAATAATAATAGAGATGAAGGTTCTGATGAATACACTAAGAACATTTATGAGAATGAAGATATATTCACACTCCAAATAAAAGTAAAAGGTGATGTTGTTGCGGAGAAGATGTTTAGTGGTAATGACTACCCACCAAAAGTAAGATATGATGTCGATATTAGAAAAATTATACCTAAAATCATTGATCAAATTCAACAGGGGTTAAATCAGAAAAAATATACAAAAAAATATTGTGATTATGACTTAGACTGCATATTTATTAATAAGTCAAATTAAAAAAGTTATGGATAGAAAGGAAGTTAAAAATTTAGGATATTTAGGGTACACTTTTCAGGTAAAATTAGTTAAACAAATGATTGAAGACACAAAGTTTTCAGAAAGTATATTAGAAATTATATCCCCTAATTATTTTGATAACGAGTACATAAGATTAATCATTGCAAGTATTAAAGATTATAATGAAAATTATGAAACTATACCATCATATGATACTATCAAACAGATCATTAAAGCTGAAGTAAGAAGAGAAATCGCTAGAACTTCCGCTTTGGAAATGATTAAAGAAATTCAAGAATCTGACAGTAAAGATTGTTTACACACACAAGAAGTTGCCATTAAGTTCTGCAAACAACAAGAACTTAAGAAGGCTAATCAGAAAATCCAAAAAATACTAGATAGTGGAGATTTTGATAGATATGAAGAATGTGAAGAAATTTTAAAAAATGCTTTAACTGTTGGTGAGATAAGTGATGTCGGAATAGATGTATTTCATTCAATTGAAGATGTACTTAGTGATGATTTCAGAAGTCCAGTACAAACAGGAATAGTTGGTTTGGATAACTTAATGGATGGTGGACTATCTAAGGGAGAATTAGGGGTTATATTAGCACCGTTTGGTGTTGGTAAAACTACTCTTATAACAAGAATGGCTAATACTGCATATAATTTAGGATATAATGTGGTACAAATTTTCTTCGAGGATAACCCCAAAGTAATCCAAAGAAAACATATAACTTGTTGGACAGAAGTACCTCTAAATGAATTGACTGAAAATAGAGACAAAGTAAAAGAAATATTACCTAGGTTTAAAAGTAAAGAAGGTAATCTAATTTTAAAGAAAATGGCTAGTGATGGGACCACTATACCACAAATTAAACAATATTTAAGGAAATTAACATCCAATGGGATGAAACCTGATATTGTTTTTGTGGATTATATGGATTGTGTTTCACCCGTAAAACAATTTAAGGACGAATGGACTGGTGAAGGAAATGTTATGAGACAATTTGAAACTATGATTTCAGAATTAGATATTGTTGGGTGGACTGCAATACAAGGGAATAGAAGTTCTATTGGTGCCAATGTTGTACAAGCAGATATGATCGGAGGATCAATCAAAAAAGGACAAATTGGTCATTTTATTGTTTCAGTTGCTAAAACCTTAGAACAAAAGGAAGAAGGTAGGGCAACAATGGCGATACTTAAATCTAGATTTGGTAAAGATGGTGTTATATTTGAAGATATATTATTTGATAATGGAACACTTATAGTTGATACCGAAGATTCTAGTGATGTATCATTCTTAGAATTTGAAAAGGGTACTAAGAAAAAAGATTCTAATTTTATAGCAGATGTTATAAAGAAAAAACGAGAGACTTTAGGGGGAGGATAACTTAATTTAGTTATTTTAAATACAAAAAAACAATTTAAGAAAATAAATTGTTAAGGGAATACTCACCTTAAAATTTAAATAATTTGAGAAAAAAAGAAGAAGAATGGACGTAACAAATAAAATATTATCAGACATTACAGTGTATATGAAATACGCAAAATATATACCAGAATTAAATAGAAGGGAGACGTGGGAAGAGTTAGTAACTAGGAATAAGAATATGCATATTAAAAGGTATCCTGAGTTAAAAGATGAGATAGAGGAGAAATATAAGTTTGTCTACGATAAAAAAGTTTTACCATCAATGAGATCAATGCAATTTGCTGGTAAACCAATTGAGATATCACCTAATAGAGTTTATAATTGTGCATTTTTACCTATTGATCATGTTGATGCGTTTGCAGAAACAATGTTTTTATTATTAGGTGGAACTGGTGTTGGGTATTCAGTACAAAAACATCACGTTGAAAAATTACCCCCAATCAATAAACCATATAGTAAAAGAAAAAGAAGATTTTTAATTGGTGATTCTATTGAAGGGTGGGCGGATTCTATAAAAGTTCTTATGAAGTCATATATTGGGGATAAGAGAAGTTCAAAAATAGAATTTGACTTTTCAGATATTAGACCAAAAGGGGCTAGATTGGTTACTTCTGGTGGAAAAGCTCCAGGACCACAACCACTAAAAGAATGTATAGTTAAAATAACAGGTATTTTAGAAAATAAAATAGATGGAGAAACTTTAACTACCACAGAAACACATGATATTGTTTGTCATATTGCAGACGCAGTTTTAGCGGGTGGTATTAGAAGGGCAGCACTCATATCATTATTTAGTGCTGATGATATTGAAATGATTTCTTGTAAGTCTGGAAAATGGTGGGAACAAAATCCACAAAGAGGTAGAGCAAATAACTCAGCGGTACTTATTAGACATAAGATAACTAAACAATTCTTTATGGATTTATGGAAAAGGATTGAGTTATCTGGCGCTGGTGAACCAGGAATTTATTTATCAAATGATAAAGAATGGGGAACGAATCCATGTTGTGAAATAGCTTTAAGACCATTCCAATTTTGTAATTTGTGTGAGGTTAATGTATCGAATATAGAATCACAAGAAGATTTGAATAAAAGAGTTAAAGCTGCGGCGTTCATAGGGTCATTACAAGCGGGTTATACGGACTTTCATTATCTAAGAGAGGTATGGCAACAAACTACGGAGAAAGATGCTTTAATAGGGGTTTCTATGACTGGTATAGGTAGTGGAGTAGTATTAGGTTATGATTTAGAAAAATCTGCAGATATTGTGAAAAGAGAAAATAGTAGAGTTTCTAAACTTATAGGTATTAATAAGTCTGCTAGATGTACCACAGTAAAACCTGCAGGGACTACTTCGTTAACTTTAGGAACTTCTTCAGGGATACATGCTTGGCACAATGATTATTACATTAGAAGAATCAGAGTTGGTAAGAATGAATCAATTTATAAGTATTTAATTGTAAACCATCCAGAGTTATTAGAAGATGACTTCTTTAGGGCTCACGACACCGCAATCATTACCATCCCACAAAAAGCACCAAAGGGTTCTATTTTAAGAACTGAATCACCCTTTGATTTATTAGAAAGAGTTAAGAAAGTTGCTACAGAATGGGTTAAAAGTGGACACAGAACGGGGTCTAATACTCACAATGTTTCTGCAACGATATCTTTAAAAGAGGAAGATTGGGAATTAGCTGGTGAATGGATGTGGACGAATAAAGAACATTATAATGGGTTATCTGTATTACCATATAATGGTGGTACGTACACACAAGCACCATTCGAAGATATTACCGAAGAAATGTATAATGAAATGGTTAAACATTTAAATAATATAGACCTATCCAAAATAGTGGAAGTTACAGATGAAACCGATTTAAGTGGTGAATTAGCTTGTGCTGGCGGATCGTGTGAAATTACATGATTATGTTAGTTAAAGATGATTGGATATACGATTTGTATGTGAAGGAGTTTATTAAACCCAAACTCCTTCCTACAGATTTTTATTATGATAAGTTTGGTAATATGGTTATGACAGAAGAATACCATAAGAGAAGAGGAAGTTGTTGTGGAAGTGGGTGCTTACATTGCCCATTTAATCCAAAACACATACGAAATAATAAAAAAATATAGTAATGTTGAATTTTTTAATAATTCTGTATATTTATTATTAAATAGTTGAATAATTAATTATTAAAAATATTAAAATGAAAATTAAAAAGAACGGAAAAGTTATAAATTTGACAGAATCAGATTTAAAAAGAATTGTAAAAAGGGTATTGAATGAAGGAGAAGCGCAAATGATACACCTTAAAGATTATAATAACCAACTTACCTATGGACATAAACAAGTATTCTCCGCTGGACAAAAAACTAGTGGTGCTATGAAAGGATTTGAATCTACAAAAC